TGTTTAAAATTGTATAGTCCGTAAGGGTGGTCTATATTTCCAAACTTAGTATCCTTATATGCATTAACAATTGTGCCGCCCACTTTGCCGGCGGCGTATGTAGAATCTCTATAGTAATATTTGTAATAGTTTTGCCAAAGACTGCTAGTATTTGATGCATGATCGTCGTGGAATTCTAACCTAACTGGATCATACGTTAATTTTGTTTGTATGTTTGTTTTTCTATTATATTGGTTTAGTGTTTCAGTGGCTATTTTAAACTTAGGCATTTGTACTGTTTTTGCAAGTATCCCTGCAAGTGAAAGCATTTCGATATTAGTTTGATCTTTACTTCCACCTAGATAATCTTTAATTGCCGGGTTAACATTGAAGTCAACAAAATATATAAAACCAGGTTTTGGTGAGAGTGCATAGTTGTTCTCTCTATATAACTTGTTTGCATGATCATAACCACGCAGCCAAGGCTGTCCGGGCTTGTTAGTTACATATTGCGAAGCAATTTTGGGATTTAATGCGCTAAAGGGTACGTATGACATAATGATATTTATGTCATTAAAAAACCCCGGATAAAACCGGGGTTAATTAAGTTTGATGTTAGCGCCGTGTATTAGGATGTTGCGCCAACGCTTACTGTACGTACTGAAGCAGGTACTAAGTTAGTTCCTGCGGCATTAGTTTGAATTGCGTTATCGTAACAAACAGTCAATTCAACTTCTAATGGGTCTGACTTGGAGTAGTCGCCTTGGCTATAACTTGCTTCTTTAATCCAGCAACCATCTAATTCCCAAGATTCTAAAGTAACAACAGTTGCGCCATTGCCACCATCTAAAATTTCAATAATCATTGAAAATTTATAATCTTGTCCGCTTGATCCACTAGATTGATTGTAAAAGTCAAATTGCTTCTGAACTTGTTGACCTACTACCGTTGTCACAGCATTGGTTACATCATCACGTATTTTTAATTTAATATCGCCCCATTTTGGTTTGGATTGAATCTTAATAGTGCTGTTGTAAACGTGTAACGGAACTTCGTCAAAAGAGACTTTTGGACGATCAACAGTCATAACTTGTTTAGTAATTTCTGTTGGCGCTTTTCCCCCGTCTCTTGCTCCGAAGTTGAATAGCGTAACGCGGAAGCGATATGCTAGTTTCGGCATCAATAGTCCCTGGTTAGGGGAACTATTGTTTACGGATAACGGTACCGAAAAATTTGATAAACTTGCGATTGGCATTTGTTATGCTCCTTATTCTTTATTATTGTCCACTGCTGGTAGTACTATTGCCACTCAATTGTGAACCAAAGTTACCAGAAGCAATAGCGCCAGTATTCAACAATCTTAATGGAATGTAAATGAATTCAACACTCTTAACTGGTTCAATAGCAATATCCACCCATAGTTCATTACGATCAATTCTTGCACTTGTATTATTAGTTTGATCACACACTACAACGAAGTCATATAGAGCACGTTGAGTTACAAGTCCAGACAATAACGATTCAATGTTTGATCTGATATCTTTTCTAGTTTGACTGTCATTAGGTTCAAACAAATATGGCTTGGCTAACAAACTTAGTTGTCTACGTAGGTACGTTACTAGTCTAGCAACATTCACACGATCCAACGAACTTGTAGTTAAAGCACGAGTGTATTGACCCATTACTGTTAATCCAGATCCTGGTAAAGTTGCAATTGCGTTAACTTCAACACCAGCCAATACATTACGAACTGGTTCATATAAAGAAGCAGTCTTAAACTTGCCAGTTGTAGAATCAACGTAGCCTACACTACTTGCATTTGTAATACCACCACGGCGTGTGCCTGCTGGAGCAAACCATGGATAACTTACATTGTCACTGTTGATAATCGTAGTTAACATCATGTGACTTGGCGGGACAACTACTGAGTTACCTCGGTTGTCACTAGTAAATCCACTTGGATAGTATACGGCTGTGTACGGATCGCGACTTACTAATGCAGCATCACCGTTGTCTGTTGCTAGAGCAGCATTACTACCCCAGTTTTGTAGACTTGTTGCATCTGCCTTTAATCGGAATGGAGCATCGCCAACGACTAATGCTAATTGACCAATATCTGTGTTCAGTGTAATCATATTGCTGATTAATTCAGTATAACCTGGAGTTGCAATTAAGTTATAATTTAATGTATCAGTATCACGTACACTTTCATTTGTGGCCACTAGTGATTTAAGTGCTTGCACAACTACCGCACGTTGAGCCAATCTTCCAAACGAACTTCCACTTGCTGTTACCCAACGGTCAGCAGCATAGTTTGCAGTTGTTTCCCCGCCTTGACGTGGATTACCGTTTAGATAATTTAGACCAATGAAGTTAGTATAGTATTTCTTGACATTGTTACCACTACGACGAGTGTTGAATAATCTCATACCCTTTGGATACAATGCTGGATTAGGACAATCAGGATCAACATAGTTACTAGTTAACATTGTGCTGATCGGAGTCAACGTCTGCATGTTAGTAGTACTTGTGCTACTCCAACGAGCATCAGCAAACAACCATCCATTAGGACTAAAATTGTCTGAAACGTCTTGTTTGACCCAACGCTTACCAGCGGCTAATGCACTATTGTAAACATAAATGTTCTGACCGTATTGATCTGGGATAGAACTATCAACCCAAATGTCACCAGTTACTAGTCCATTACCTTGACTATTTAATGTAGGAGCAATTGAAGCAAGCATTGGACCGTTACTATCAGTAGTAGTAAATGCACCAGAAGTTCGGTAACCAACCCACGCTCCGCTACCATTGTTATACATGATGTCTATACTGGATACATCGGTATTGTACCATAGTTTACTGTCTGCTGGAACATCAGTAGGTGCTGTTGAACGTGCTTCATATGTTGCTGGAGTCCAGTTAGTAACTAAAGATACTTGAGCAGGAGTTCCTACAAAGATTGCACGGTCACCTACCGGGGCTTCGTATACATTTGCCACGTTAGTTAAAGATACGTAAGTACCTAAACTAGTAATTTCAAAATCGCCGCCCAATGCATGTGTTACTGACAACACACCAGTGCCTGCATCATAAGTTGAAGACAAGTTCAAATAAAACGAACTGTTATTCAACGCAGTCGCAAATTGTGCGCCAAACGTGCCAGTGGTAGCAATTGCCATCGAGAATGGGCTATTCCATGCACCAGTGATATCAGTTTGACGGATATAAATTGTGCCAGTGGACGCAGGTACAGTGTTTGCTACTACAGAGATTGTAGTAGGAGATGTAGATTTACGTTTCCAAAGTTTAAAATTTGCCTTAATTGCAGTTGCTTGTGCGCCGTTCTCATAGTCATAATCTATGAATAAAGTTCCTACCGGAATGTTTTTTCCGCCGCCAGTTGAATCTAAACTTTGAATTGCGGATTGAGTGCTGCCAAACATTGGCGCACTAATTGTAGTCCATAAACCAGTAGTTTCGGAGTACTGTTTAACTACCCAGTTAGAACCTTGACCAGGTGTAGTTGTCTTAAGCCAAACACTGCCATTTAATGCTGCCGCAAAATCTGGATATTGATAATGGGGACTCATTGATAATCGTTTGCCACTATCAAAAGTATTTAGAACTTCTACCCAACCTCCTGCTGCCTTATACCATAGTTGATTGGCATTAGCAGTAGTTACTACCATTGCATAGTCACTACTGCTAATGCCAATCAACTATGGTATAAGGCAGTAGTTACTACCATTGCATAGTCTCCTGGGGTACCAAAAGAACCAGATGGTGTTACACCAAGTCCACTAACTGTTGCTGATGCACGGTTGCTGTCATCAATAATTTTTGGAGTCTTTACAGTGAAAGTGTCAGTAGTATCGTTCCACTCGTTGATACCAAATGTAGTACCAGCAGTGTCAACCCAATATGTGCCGTCAGACGGGGCACTAGTTGGTGGAAGTCCAGATCCTTTTAAGGAATCTAAATCAACATCAGCGCGAACAACATATGCACGACTTGAAACTCCCAGTACGCTGTATGCAGCTTGCAATCCGTATTCGCTAACTTCACTTCCGTGTACTGCATTGTTTGCAGTGTCTGTTTGGAAATACGGTGTACCAAAAGTTTCAGTTAAATCACGTTGACTAGTGATGACCCAAACTGTGCCTGCGTTGGCTTTGGTTGTACCAACTGCTGTGCCAGTGGCACTCGCATTGGCTTTGTTTTCGGCAGTTGCTACGAAAACTAGGGGAACGGTTCCAGGTGCAGCCGGTGTATAGAAACTTTCATCTATAACGGATACGTTTACTCCTGGGGAAGATAATGTTTGTGCCATCTTAAAAAACTCCTTAGTGGATTACTTTGTTTTATTTAGCCCATTACCAAAAAATCTTATGGTTAAATACCATTAGAAAAGGGCACTATAAAGGGCGGATAATGCGTAAACTATGTAAAGAGTGTAGTGAAAGGCCAGTTGCTATCAACTATTATAAAGAAGGTGTTGCTCACTATAGATCAATCTGTGACCATTGTAGCAAGGGCAGAAAAAAGACAAGGCCCTTATGGGCCCTGGCTGGATACAAGAAGAAGTTGGCTTGCGAGAAATGTAACTACGCATCAAAACACATTGAACAGTTCAATGTGTTTTATATTGATGGCAATTTACAAAATAATCGATATACAAATCTTAAGACTGTATGTGCAAACTGTCAGAGAATTCTACAGAAGGAAGGGATTCGCTGGAGACAAGGCGATCTTCGACCAGATTTTTAATTTGAGCAAATAAGTCATCGATAGATGCGTTATTCCAAACTGTATAATCAATGTCCCCGCCAACCCAACTAGTTTCGCTAGCATGGATACCCAACCTCTCTAATTTAAGTCTGCTTATACTCCATGTAGAATTGGCTACCGGGCCTTTGTTAGCACTGACTGCGGCATCATACCAGTCGGGATCGTCTCCACGTTTTACACGGATAACAATGCCGCCTGCATTATGAATTGCTGTAATTTCGTTAGGAAAGCGTACATCACTGATAACAATGTTATCTTTGGTCTTACGCATTTTGTTTTCTAAACTAGCGATCCAGATATCATCATGAAATGCTTTGCGGCAAACATCTGTGCCCCAATATTGCAAGATCCATCGTGGAGTGAGTTTAGGTATGCCTAGCCGGTCTGCCCACCAAGGATCTATTTGTTCCCGCCATTCTCGGGCTTCTTTTGTGCGACCTTCAAGCAACGTTCTATCCCAACCAAACACATTTGATACTGCGTCTTTTAGAGTGTTGGCGAAACTATCTCGCCGAAATCCGTAAAAATTAACCAAATAATCTGCGGCTGTATCTTTGCCAGCGCCAATTAAACCTACGAAGCCAATTATCATTAAAGTATCTCCTGCTGATACTATAATTTATTACACTTACGTTACATTGTCAAGATTTATTTTAGCCGGTTACCCAAGTTAATGGTTGATCGCCTGCTTTGTAGTTAATTAGATCTAACTCTAGTTGCTCCATTTCGGCCTTGGCTTCTGCTTTAAGAGTTGCACCGTTTAGTCCACTGCCACCTTGAGGGCTTGCAATAGTTGGAAACTTTTCACGGGCTTGTCCTAGGATCATTTTTGCGTTGGCTAACGCATAGTCTTTTAACCACTGCCCTGCATAAACGTCATTTAATAGATTAAAATCTGGACGATAATTTGTCATCCAAACTAGTACTTCTTCGCCTGCAATTGGACGTTGTTGCACTGTTAACATTTTTGTTGTAGAGTTAAAGATAAAATTAATATCACTACCAAACATTTTACCCACTTGCTTCTGATAACTTGCAAAAGCATAGTAAGTGGCCAATCCGCCCATGTTAGTTGAAGCCAACAAGTAGGTGTTAGAGTAAGCCAAGTTGAATGGCTCGAATAAACTACCGCCATCGCCGCCGCCAGTACGTGAGCCGATACTACGTCTAAACAATTGGCGCACACTCATAACTTCTTTAGGCATCTGATATTCATTAATATTAGAGTGTAAAGTTAAGAATCCCATACTTTCTTCCACAGCATTAC